CCTTATTTACAAACGCATTCCATGCGCGTGATAATCCGTCCCTTAATCCCATCCCATCACCTCCCCTTATTAATGCTCTTTATTCAAAAGCATCTTTGTTTGCTTTGTATGCAACATAAGCATCCATCATTGCCGATACGTTATCTATCTTTTCTTCATAACGTTTCTTCATTAATTTTCGATTTCCATTTGTATCTTCGAGAGTGACACAATTACCCATTGCAAATGTCATCAACTCTTCATCAAATAATAACATACGTACTTCTGATAAGTCCTTAAGTTCGCCTAATGGTACTGATTCGGTTCTTGCTCCTTGAATTACCTTCTCAATTCCGAAAGGTCCATTTTCTTTTTCCCAACGTTCAACAAATTCTTTTGCATTATATGGGTCAAATCCAAAGCACCTAACATCATATCCAGTATCTTCTATGTGTTTATCAAGATCATCATATACTTCCATCATATCAAGAACTGTACCATCTAATACAATTAAGCTTCCTTCTTCGATAAACTGATCATATTTCATACGCATAGCGCCTGGCAATTTCTTAAGAGTAAATGACGTAATATAAGACCTAACCTTTATACCAAACTTTCCACCTCGTAGAGGAAATAGAAACGTAAACGCACAAAAGTCATCGCCTTGAGATAAGTCACCGCCTAAAGCGCATGGCATATTCCAGAAAGATTGAGCTTTGTGGGTTAAGGTTTCTTCATAAGTAAAGAAGTAGGTATATCCTTCCATAGGGATACCAAACCTCTTCGCTAGTATGTCGTTTCTAGCTGCAGGAGCCTTCTCAGCTCTATCCACATCCAACTGATATGTTTCATAAGATACAGTTTTATCAAGATTAGGGTTGGCTTTCAACCACATTGATGGATCACTAACTTCTTCAATATTATCTAGTTTATACCACCAAATAGATACATGAGGTGCATAGTAATCGCCCCTTAGAATATCCATTAATTCCATTTTAATAGTGTCTCCACTACCGTTTCTAACTGTACCTTCTGAACTCATAGCTAATATTAGATAATCATCTAATTTAGATGCACCTTGTTCAATAGCACCGACTACATCCTCACGGATATCTCCTGAAAGCCATTCGTCAACAGTGGATATCTTAGGTCTAAGTCCTTGTAATTTGTCGATACTCATAACTCTGATTTCGAGTAAGGATCCAGTTAGGAAGTTTTCAACACCTTTCTTTGTAGAAGCGAGTTTCATGCGGTTTGCTTTAGAGCCAGTCGTGTTTTGTAGAGATCCGTCAGTTAAGAATTTGTAAAGTGGCCCTCTAGCACGAGTAATCGCAGTTCTAATCGGTGACATTACTTCTTCGGCTTGCTTCATCGTAGGTGCAGTTGTGATTTGATGTGTAGTTGATGTATCAACATTTAAAAAAAAGTTTTGAATACAAGAACCGTACATCGATTTTGCTGCGCCACGAGCTACTATAAGATATTGTTTCCTTATGAGTCTCTTCTTTATTGTCTTTCTTACAAATTGACCGCCCTTTTTACTAGCAAAAGGTTCATATACACTTCGTTCTTCAAAGTAATACCATCCAAAAATTTGTTCTGCCCACAATTTAAAGGAATCTAGAAGATATAAATCTGATCCATCGGTTAGGGTTAATTCATTCTCACAATACTTTATAAATCCTTCAACTGCATCCTCATCATAATATACACCAGGATTATCTATGAGGTCATCTATACGATTCATCTCCATTGAGATTTCTTCGCAGACAGGTATATCGCCTCTCATGACCGCATCGCGAAATTGCCCATAATACTTAGGAACTTTTCTATTGGATAATGACATAATATTTTACCTTCAAGTACTAGTCTTTCATGGTTTTCTTTAACAAATCATCAACTAATTTCTTACTATGAGCAGATAGATATTGATTGATCATATTCTTACCTTGAGTGGCAATGATATCTTGTACAAACTTTCTTCCAGGGCTTATTTCATTTTTTGATAGATTTTTATATTGTTTTTCTAAAAGAACACGTTCATTATATGTCTTAAGTTCAGCATTAGTCATCTCGCTAAGCTTTTTACTTTTAAGATTTAATTTTTTCATATAATCTTCGCTATTAGTAGTTCTAATAACTGTCGGCGTCCTGGATTTTCTATGACCCCAACGCATTCCTGGTATTCCAACATGTTCTAAGTATGTTCTGTCATACATTTATATCCTCCCCTCCCCTATACTACTGGCTTAGTAGTTGTAGTAACTGTAGTAGTAACTGTAGTGGTGGTAGTCGTAGTAGTTCCTGCAGGATCAGTTGTTTCTACTGGTGCTACATATTCAATTTGATATAATAATCTGCTCTCCATCTCATCTATTGAGCGTTTCATTGCATCTAATACAAATGACATTGTTGGCGGATCAAATATCATCTTAACTTTTAGATATACATAGCTTTTTACAGCCTCTATATCCTTTCTATCAGCTACCAATTCGGCCCAAACTTGTGTCTTATCAGTTATGAAGAAACCTGTTTCAGGTCCTAATCCTAATTGATTTAAAACCATAAAGGCCGTGTTAATATGAATCGTAATATCAGGGTCAAACTGAATATTATCCTCCTCAAGACCTAGTAATTTCTTAATAGATGTTAATATACTCGGTATATCATTCATAGATTATACCTCCTTAATGTAGTCTCCCATAACATATCCTTCTGTTCCGTCATCAAGTCTAATATGAACCCAATTAGAGTCTGCAGGTTGTTTTCCAGACACTGTAAGTATATCATCTACGCTTACAATTCGGATAATATTAGACCTAAAATTATAACGTGATCTAACATTCAACCTTATACAATTAACTACAACAACCTTTATTGCTGCTTCGTCTTGTGATTGAATTGTCTCGTTTGTTGCTTCATTTGTCGGTTCATTGGAACTTGGTTCTGTATCATTTACCTCTGTAGACTTTTCGCCCTCAACTGCACTTGATTCTTCGGTTAATTTATTGACAATTTCAGAATCTGCCTGGGCTACACCTTCCTCTTTTACATTTTCAGACATTTTAGTATAATCTGTTTTCATTAACATTTCCCCCTTTTTATTATCAACGTTTTAAACGCCATGGACAAGTATCATTTCGTCGTCTCTCAATTAGTGGTTTAGGTAATAGTGACTCATCTCCATAATGTATAGCAGAATGAGTGTTATAACTAGAAGATATTAGAAATTCCGGATCATATAACTCATCTCGGTCTAACTCTATATCCTCAATTGTTATTGCATTCATATGATGAATATATATGTTGCCAGAAATCTCATAATCCTCTACTCCAAGGTCACATCCATTATCTCTAATAATAATGTCATCTCTTGTTCTACGCCATCGTCTACTCGTATAGAGTAATTGATTTAGATATCGATCATATCCAAATGTTTCTTTACCGATAGAACCATTTAGTCGTAGATATTGGTATCTCTCCTCAATAGTTTTTAGTCTTCGTAACTCTCTATAGGTCCGAATCATAGTCATCTTGATCTGAACCTCCATTACCACTGTATGAACGCATTGCATCTAGAGCTTTCTTATATAATTGATCTTGATCTTTCTGTGATTTTATACTTTCAGTCTTTGCTCTTAGCAGTTCGTTCTCTTTTCTAAGCTTCTCTTTTTCAAGTTGAGCGTAGGTCGAACCAAGTTTTAAAAAGTGAGAGATTACTTGAGATGATGCCGTACCTTCACGAATTTGTTTCTCAGCCAAATCAACAGCTGCGGATATTAATTGGTCTTCACGGGCTTCAAGAGTCGTTGCTGGAGGTCGGCGTCTAACTTGGTTATCATCTTTCTTAGAAGTAGGCATCAACCATTCACTCTCCTTTCTGTTACTTATAATTGCTAGCTTTATTTAATACAGATTTAGCATACGTGCTAATCTTTCCCTGATGATACATACTTATAGCATCGTTGTGATTCATGTTATAAAGCATTAATACTAAGCGAATGTCTTTATACTGGGATAGTAGTTCATTAAGATAATCAACACCTAACAAGATGTTACTATAAGGATCATAAAAATTACTAACGCCTAATCGTGAAGCTCTATTAGCATGCCACCGACTGCTTACTTGCATTAGTCCAAGGCATGAGCCAACTTTAGCTTTTGGATTATAGTTAGATTCATGCTCGATCATACTCATGATAATCTCAGGTGCAACCTTGTTATCGTACTTGGCACAAATCTCACGAACGTATTGCTTTATCTGATCCTTTTCAGTCAACTTCTTAGGAGTTGGTATTCCACTTCCACCCCTTGATAGTATTTGCTTATCTGATTCGAGGACGGCAGTTGCTACTTTTAGTTCCTCTTTAGGAATCACTGGGTCCGGAAGTTTATAAGTAAATAAATTTGATGTTTTAATTGTTATAGGAGAAGCTACATTGACAGTAGGCTTGTCCACTAAATTATTAAGGGCATGTTTTATAATTGTAATCCTAATTATTGCCACTAAAGCTGTCAATAGCAATGCGATGATTACACATAACACTACTCTAATAAAAGTATTGGCATAGTCTCTATGATTTCTGTTCATGTTTTTCCTCCTTTTTAATTAGTTTCTGGACACTTTTAAGCATGGCAGATATAGTTTAATAATACTTTGCAATCTTGAAAGAGGTATTCAGGCTCACCATAACCTGTTTGGGGTAATAAAACCATCCGCCATGCTTAAAAGTGTCCAGAAATTTTCCCGCCGGGGATTTTTTTAGG